CATCAGCGCCGGGAGGCACGTTGTTGGTCCGCAACTGTGCCGCCGCATTGAGGATCATCTGTGCGGTCAACTGCGCCGCGTTGAGATCGCTAGCCGAGGCGATCGCCGCCGTCGTGGGCGCCATAACGCCGGTCGAGCTGTTGCTCGGCCGCATGATGTACGGGGCAACCGAAGAGACCACCGCATTGCCGGCGGTGCCGTCCGTCGTGGACACATTGGCATCGAACGTCAGAGTGCCCGAGACCCCACCGGGAGCCGTCGAGATATTCGAGCCATCCGCAGCGACGGCCTGCATGTTGTACGCCGTCGCGCCAACCGTCACGACAACCTTGTTAGAGGTCGATACCGCGACCGGCTGACCAGAGCTATTCAGCGTGGTCTGGAAGCCTCGAATGTCATCGACGTGGATTGTCGCGGCTGCCGCGCCCAGCGTGGTGATGACTCGGGTGTTGCCGCCCATGTAGGCGTTGAAAAGCGCCTGCTGAGCCAACGTATCGACGGTGCGTGCCGCCTGCTCACCCTGAGCCGCCACGTTCTGCATAAACATCGGGACGATAGCGACGCGGCTGGTGACGATGTTCAGCATCATCATGTCGGCGTACTGCTGCACGCCAAGCACGTACTGTTCGACGCCGTAGTTTTTTGCCGTCAGGCCCGACGAAAAGTCGGTATTGCTGCCCGCCTGCGTGGCGACAGGAGTAGTCGCTGCGGGGAGCAGGCCTCGGCGGGTCTTGGTGATGGTCTCGCCGATCTGCGCCGGGAAGTTCTCGCGATCCGCAATGGCACGAAAGCCAAGGCGAGCCTTCAGCGAGTCGTGGAACTGACGCTCCAAGAAACCCTGCTGGATAACCGACTGGAGGGAAGAGGGGAGATTATTTAGAGAGATGGGACTTACTCCGGAAAAGACGGCCCGGATCGGGCTCCGTCAGGGGATAGCCGGCGCCGTCGCGGCGCTGGTGTGGGGACCGCAGCGTTGCTGCTGCCGCGCGAAGCGGCTGGCCTACGCCTTGCCCAAGGGCGGTTAAGGGCGCTCGGGAGCAGGTATCTGGATGACGATCCTTCGCCCTGTCCCGTGCGAAGGCGTGGCTGCGACGGCCTTCCCCGAAGGGGCTGGCTGCCTAGACGCGACCCATCTGGAGTTCGCGACTTTTCGCGGCCCACTCCTCCGCCGTCATCTCCATGCCCTTCTTATCTCCGGTGGGCTGAGGCTTCGGCGGCGGGTTGGGATTGCTGGTGTTCTGCTGGTTGCCAAACAGGTAGGGCTTGGCTTCCTTGAGCTTGGCGAGGACTTCGACGGCGTTTTCCACGTCGCCCTCATCGCTCACTTTGAGATCGTCGGTCGAAAGCAGCTTCAGGCCATCAAGGTCGACCATCCCGGCGTCTTTGGCCGCGACCTTGAGGTCAGCCATCATGGAGCGGGCCTTGGCCTTGGCTGCCTTGTCAGCGGCGGCTTGCTCGGCCTCGGTCAGTTTGCCGGTCAGTTCGGTTCGCGTGGTCTCAAGCTGTCCGGTGAGTTCACCGCGCAACGCATCGAGCGCAGCGGTGTGCTCGGACTTGAGCGTGTCGATCGCGGTGTTCTTGTCCGCGAACGCTGCTTCGAGACGGGTCCGCAGATCGGCGGCTTCCGTCTTGAAGTTGTCGGCTTGGAGCCTATGGCCCCGGCTTTCGGCGTTGACATCCCGCAGGCGGGCTCGAACGTCGGCAAGCTGCCGGCGGAGTTCGGCCACGTCGTTGGAATTGCCCGACCCCGGATTGGCGATAGTCCCGCCCTCGGCATCGTTGTTGGTATCGTCTTCAGCCATCTCGGCTAGTTCCTAGTCTTCGCGGCATCGCGCCGCAGTTCGACGTTCCTTGGACCATCTCGGTCGGCTGGATCGTCAGCGTCGGACATCCGACAGCATTGAGTTCGGAGAGCCGAAAAGGGCTCAATCCGAGGGTTGACAGCGAACGGCGCTTCGGCAAAGGTGGGCACAGTTCAGTTGGTCGTCCCAACCGCCTCTGAACTTCTCCCATCATCGGTGCTGGAAATCGCATCCGTCGTGTTGCCAGAGGCACGGCGGATGCTTCCGCATCACTCCCCGTATCGGGCCGCCTCTATCGCCCAGCGTAGCGCCCAGAGCCGGCTGTGACCGCCGAAGCGGGCCATCATGTAGGCGAACCACACCCGGTCGAAGAGGCGTTTGAGCTTCAACCCTTGACCTTCATGTCTGGGTAGCGGCGCCTTACATGAGCCCGGACTACAGCAATTTCGTGCGGCGTGCCGTTCGCCTCCACGCGAGCCAAGGCGTCGCGCGCGTGGCTCTCATCTTCGATGGGATACCGCCGGTCAGGTAAGGCGAACTCGCTTGACGGAATGGCCTTGCGGGTTTTTGCCGTCAGTTTAGCCATCAGCCCTGGCCTCCTTGGTTAACCCGCCTCTGCTCGCTCATCTGCACCTTGGCGTTGGCTTCGGCGGCGGCCTTCATGTTGGCCTGCTCGCGCTCGTCGGCGGCCACCTCATCGGCCTCAATCTTGGCGATCTCGGCCCCGATGTCCTCGATATCGTAGACCGGCGAGAGGCTTGTGACGGCGGTCTCGCGCGAGAGATGCCCTGCCTCGCGGTGCATTTGCAGCGTGGCGGCTTGGGTCTGCTTGTCGGTCTCGGTCGGCTCGAACCAGCCGCGCCAGCGGAGCGACAGGGGGTCTTTGTCGGACAACCTGATCGCGTTGCCCTGTATCTGCACCTTCCGGGTGTTCGATGCGGCGACCACCATCTGCATGAGCGGAAGTAGGGCGCGCTCGCCGTAGGAGGTGCGTAGGCGGTCTGCGAGCCAGATCAGCGGCTGATGGAGCAATTCGAGCGCCCGGCCGCTCTGGGCGGCGCTGAGGCGGTCTGCGTTGGTGCGGTTGCCGTGGATGCTCTCCAGGGCTTTCTCGCGGAGGTCTTTGACGTAGGCGATTACCGCCTCGGCGGCCGTCCCACCGATCTCCAGCAGCTTGGCGTCGCCCTTCTCGGAGACAACCAGCGCGTTGCTGGAGCTGCGGACGATCTCTTGGTCGGTGCCGGCGGGCTCCTTGATCATCAGGAGCGGGTCGGACGAGTAGCGAAGGCCACGGCCGGCCTGCGAAAGCTGGTATTCAAGCTCGACTTGCGTTTCGATCGCGGCGCGGAAGGTGCAGGCCCCATCCGGCGCCGAGCCGCCCGGCAGATTCCTGATCCAGACCATCGGGACGAACCCGAGATTGTGGATAACGGTTCTCTGCTGATCGACGACGGGCGTCTTGTTGATGTCGTCCTGAGTCTTGATCACCGGCTCTGGCATGTACCAGGTCTCGGTGTTCCGATCCCAAGCGCGGGTAAACCAGAAATTTGCCTGAAGCTGGTCGGGCTTGATGGCGTAGCCTTGGGCCGCCAGCACCGCCCCGCGCACCTTGTAGCGCTCGGTGACGTGCATCAGCGTGTCGGGCTCTTCCGGGTCGTATTCCGGCGTCAGATAGCGCGTGTCGAACACCTGAAAGAACACCCGGTTCTTCAGCACTCGCATAAGGATCGCGGATGATCCGGTCGAGCCCTTCAGGGCCGCCTCGTTCATCGTCTCGACAAGCCCGGTTTCCTTCACCAGAGCCCGCAGAGCGTTGCGTGTGTTCTCGTCCTCGCTATGGATGGACGGAAAGCGGCCTTCTCCAAAGAGAAGGGAGATAGAGTCTTCCACCACCAGTCGGCACAGATTGTAGCGAACCGCCGGCCGGCGATCGCTGATCGGCACATAGACCGTGTTGTCGTACTCTTGGTGGAATGGGTAGGAGAGAACGTCGTAGATCGTGCCATCGAGCACGCGCGACATCACGTCGATCTCGTGCGTCCGGGCCGGGAAGTCGCTATCGGCGCGGATGAGGGATCGGATCGTGCTGAACAAGGGTGCCCCGTATTGGTTACGGCGTCATTTCCACAGGCAGCACTGGCGCCAGACGCGGACCATGTCTAATCCGTCAGGATACCGCTCAAGCAGCATCGCCTCGGAAAACGTCCATCGGCGGCGGCCGTCCTTCCCCATATTCCAAGGGTTGGACACCTCGCGGAAATGCGTCGTGATGTAGTCCGCATCGACTCCGGCCCTAGAGTGTGCCAAGAGGTTGTCGCGCTCCTTAGCCCGGAAGCGACGATGCCAGATGCGTTTGTCGTCTTTCTCCGAACGACAAGTTGTGATGCCGCAGACCGGAGTCTTCTTTCGAGAGCGATACACGTCAGCCTCCTAGGTAATTACCTAGAAGCCGCGCTCCTTGATGGCAGTTGTCATCAGTCCATCCTAAAGATTCTGCTGGCCGGGTGCCATGCCGGCATCTCTTGGGGCACCGCTCCAAACTATGTTGGAGCGTTTCGCGCCTTAGTTACCCTAGTAGGTGCGGCGGGTAGCCCTTCCGCCCTCAGCAGAATCACCAGCCGAAGAGCAGCGTGCCGCCCGGCAATCCAAGATCAATGAAGGTGATGGTGAGCGTCTTGCGGCGGTTACGCCCGACATCGGCCCGCTTAGCGCGCCATGCGATCTCGCAGCATTGCGACCGGCCGTAGTAGTCGCCGGGGTTTCGGCGCATCAGGCGAGGCTGAAGGCGGTCGGCGTGTTCGATGAGGTGATTGACCAGATCGACCGAGCAGGTTTCGGATACTTGCTCAGCCATCAGGGCCTCAACGTCGCATGAAGGGGAGCCGCGTAAAGCGGGCTGGGGCTGGCGGAGCGATCAGGAGGGAAAAGGCTCGGCTGAGGGCGTCTACCATGTCGTCGAAGGACGAGTTGGGGAAGCCGCCGAGTTCTTCGATGAAGACCTTGTTCCAGCTTGCCGTTAGCATCGATAGGCCGCCGACGTTCGCTTGGGAGGCGACGGGCATAGCCCGCTCTTCCTTGGAACCCGACTCCGGGGTTGCAATGACGCGATACCCATGCAGCCGGCGCGTCAGGTAGAGAACCACCGTCTTTCCGGCCGCGCCTGGGTCTTGAGGCAGGCCGATCGTGACCTTCCGGCCATCCCGCGCCGCCGTCTTGATGATCGCGTCTTCAACTTCCTCCGGGCCTCCGCGAAGCCGAACGATGTCGAGCACCACAAGGCGTCCATCGGGGTATTTCGCGAGCTTTAGCCCAACGGTCCAGTCAGGATTGCGGGTTCCAACCTTCGCGGTCGCCGCCAAATCCCAAGCCCGGACTACCTTTGGTTCGCCCTCGGGGAACTCGGTGATTGGCCGGACTTCCGACACCTTGAAGATGGCGCCATCAAGCGGGCGAGGGGACTGCTGATAGAGCGCCCACCAGTCGCGCATTCCACCGCCCTGAACGGCCTCGTGGAATTTCGCCTCTAAGTCAGCGCCGTATCCGTATGAGTCGTCACCCCACAAGAACTCCCCAGGAGCGCGCCCTAGCGGATCGTCCTCGATCGCCTGCGCCGGAAGTGACAAAACCCTCCATCGGTCGCCCTGAGTCTCAATAAGTCTGCCGGCGAGATCATCTTCGTGCCAGCGCGTCATAATTAAGATTATTGCGCTGTCGGGCTTCATTCGCGTCCGAAGATCGGCTTGGAACCACGCCCAAGCCTTATCTCTCATGCGAATAGAGTCGGCGTCTTCACGGCTCTTGGTCGGATCGTCGATTATGCAGCAATTGTGGACGAGTACCCCGTTTGCGAAAAAACACTCGGTTCCAGCCACTTGGATGTCGAAGACCTCAACTGGCCCGCATACGCGCTCAACCAGGGAAACAGCGTCCTCTTCGGCTTTGACCTCTCCCCAGCGTGCCATCTGTGGTGACAACTCTCGCAAAGAGTAACGAGGTTGAGCCACCTGTTGTCCGAAGCGTCCACGTTGATGTGGTGAACGTGAAGCTTGTCCGTCCTCTCGCAAACCACGCAGCGGAATCCATCCCGCTCCATGATTAACGGCTTGGTCTTTCGAAACGCTCTGGCAGAGTGCTTCTGTAGACGAACGGGATTCGCCCCATTCCGCCATCCAGGGTTTGCGTCGCCCATCATGGCGAAGGCGTGCCCCTGGTCCTTGCAGGTTCGACTGCAGAACATCCCTGTCCCGCCACGGCCTTTCGGAACAAACACCAAATTGCAGAAGGTGCACGGCCTCTCCGGAAGAGGCTTCCTTTGTCTCAGGCCACGCTCTGCATTCACCGCCTTGAAGCAGGCCTTCGAGCAAAGCAGCCCTTTGACTCCGGTCTCCCGAGCACTCGGCATCGGAGTTCCGCAATGCTTGCAGGTCTTCGGAGGGAACCCCCTTAGTTCGTTCCCTCGTCGAGTGGAGCAAACCTTTCCGCAAAAGAACTCGG